TACTGCACGAGATTAAAGAGCGACTTACAGAGCTTGATGAGATAACCTTGTTGGAGCTGTTGAACATCACTAGCGAAGACATTGTAGAACTGTTCTCTGACCGCATCGAAGAAAGGGCTGATAGTCTTGAAAAAGAAGTTCGCTAACGAAGAAGAAAGAATCGCTAATAAACAAGCTTATATGAGAGAGTATAGACAGACTCATAAAGTTAAATTAGCTTCAGTCAATAAACTAAAACAGCAGAAAACAAGAGCAGCAAACAAAGCAAGAGCAGTAGAGTATTTAGGCGGTGAATGCAGACATTGTGGTTTAGTCACAGACCACTTATGTGTGTATGATTTTCACCATGTTGATATGAAAGAGAAGGAGGCAGACCCAGGAAGTTTACTACACTACAGTTGGACAAGAATACAAAAGGAGCTGGACAAATGCATATTACTTTGTGCAAATTGTCACAGAGTTGAACACGAAAAGGATAAAAATGATTAACACACCGTTTAGTACCGTTGGGTACATTACTTATAAAAGAACTTATGCTCGTCGTATGAACGAAGCAGATATTAATAGCCCTACAGAAGAGTTTGAAGACACAGTGAATCGTGTAATCACATCAGCGAACAAGCAGTTGAATGTTGGTTTTACACAAGAAGAAAATGAAAGATTGAAAAAATACTTAATGGAATTGAAAGGCACTGTTGCTGGTCGATTTCTTTGGCAAATGGGGACAGGTACTGTAGACAAGTTAGGTCTAGCCAGTCTTCAAAACTGTGCTTTTACTGTTATCAATGAGCCTGTTCGTCCTTTCACATGGGCGATGGATATGTTAATGCTTGGCTCTGGTGTTGGTTATAATATTCAGAAAGTTAATGTTGATAAATTACCTATTGTTAATCCCAGCTTTTCTGCTCCGACTCGCCTTGATGTTGCCGATGCTGATTTTATTGTTCCTGATTCTAGGGAGGGATGGGTTGCACTTCTCGGTAAAACGCTTAAAGCAGCTTTTCTAAGCGACAAGAAGAGTACATTCTCTTTCTCTACAATGAACATCCGTGGTAAGGGTGCTCCAATCAAAGGCTTTGGTGGTACAGCTAGTGGTCCAGAAGACCTATGCTGGGGTATTAATAAGATTAGTGAAGTGTTAGAGAAGAGAGTTGGTCGTAATCTCCGCCCTATTGACTGCTTAGATATTATGAACATTATTGGTGCTGTTGTCGTGGCTGGTAATGTGCGTCGCTCTGCACAGATTGCTATTGGTGATGCTGACGATGTTGAATACTTGTTAGCAAAGCGTTGGGACATGGGTAACATTCCATCATGGAGAGCGATGTCTAACAACTCAGTAGTGTGTAACGACATCAAAGACTTGCACGAGTACTTCTGGGATGGTTATGAAGGTAAGGGAGAACCCTACGGTTTAATCAATCTTAAACTAAGTCGTAAGATGGGTCGTTTAGGTGAGACACAGTATCCAGACCCTGATGTTCAAGGTTACAACCCATGTGCAGAACAATCACTAGCTGCTTATGAGACTTGCTGTCTGGCTGAAGTATGGCTTCCTAATGTGTCAACATACGAAGAGTTTGTAGACATCTGTCAGTTGCTATACCGCATCAACAAGCACTCTTTAGCTCTACCTTGTCACTTAGATGAGACAGCTGATATTGTCCATAAGAATATGCGGATGGGTATTGGAGTTACAGGTGTACTACAAGCAAGCGAAGAACAAAAAGCTTGGTTAAGACCTGCTTATACACAACTTCGTTACTTTGACAATAAGTATAGCGAAGAGCACGGCTTCCCGACATCAGTAAAGATTACAACTGTTAAGCCTAGTGGTACATTGTCTTTGTTGCCAGGTGTTACTCCAGGTTGTCATCCTGCTTACGCTCAGTATATGATTCGTCGTATCCGCATCTCAGCCGACCATTCGTTGGTTAATGTATGTCGTGAGCATGGCTATCCTGTAGAGTATCAGCAGAACTTTGATGGCTCTGAAGACCACAGCACTGTTGTCGTGTCTTTCCCTTTTGCCTATCCAGAAGGAACTGTTTTAGCTAGTGAAATGACAGCTATCTCTCAGTTAGAGACAGTTAAATGGTTACAGGAAGTTTGGAGTGATAACTCTGTGTCTTGTACTGTTTACTACCGTAAAGAAGAGCTACCTGAAATTAAGAAGTATCTAGCTAAGAACTACAAGAACAATCATAAGTCTTTGTCTTTCTTGTTACACAGTGAGCATGGCTTTAAGCAAGCACCTTACGAAGAGATAACAAAAGAAGCTTATGATGAGTTAGTATCTAAGACTAAACTAATCACCAAGATTGATGAAGCATCTTTTGATGGCGGTGATGAGTGTGCTTCAGGAGCTTGTCCTGTTAAATAGTTTCCTTGTGTAGTCTCTTTCCGAGACCTTTATGGCAGCCCTTCGGGGCTGTCTTTTTTTACACGGTTAATCGGTAGTTTTCCGATTTATAAGGATATTTTTATTGGTTTTCATGTAATTCCACTTTTCAAAAGAGGATTTGCACAGATTTATGACTCAAACATCTCTTTCTCGTGAGTTCTTCTTTTAACTAAGCCTGGCAATACCTTAACTCCAGCCTTAGTCCATACCAAAAACTGCTCTGATGCTCCATCGTAATCACCTCGGTTCAACTTCATCCTGAGGGTTGAGTTCTGTAAGTTACCTAAGCCGACATTGAAGCTAAAGCTCACCAAGGCATCAAACTGTCCTTGAGTCAATGGCACTTTAATCAGACGCAAGACACCAGCTTCAAACCTGTTAAGGTCTGTACGAAGGATGTCGTCTATCTCTATTGAAGTTAGAATCCTATCCCAACCTGCAGGAATAGGGAGTGCTTTTCTATCAGCCATTGGAACTTTAGCGTGATTGGGGTCAATAACATGACCAACCCCAACCGTCCATAAAAGTGCAGGACATTGATAAGGCTTACTACGAACACCCTCATCTATCTTAATCTGCTGTATGCACTTTTGACTTACTTTCATTTCTTAGACCAGCCTCTAGAACCGAACCAGTAGCCGATGATAGCCCCAAGCATCGCCATCTCATCTTCACTGAATATCATGTCAGTGGCTCTGAGGAAGTCATCCACATTGGTAATCAAAGTACCATGAGTAAACAGATACCAACCGATACCAATATTGATGATAAACAACTCAGCAACAAACAAATAGGTAATTACAGGACGAACAGTAGCAACGAATGTAGAAGCCCAAGGAGACGCTCTCTCAAGCACCTTAGCATCGTGTGCATAGGCAGCCTTGGTCATCTCAGAGTCAGTTTCCATCATGATTTGGTCTGTGCGGATTTCTTCTACCTTAGATTGAGCAATAAAGCCTCGCTCCATCATCTGTAGCTCTCTGTCAGTCTGCATCTGAGCTAATTCTAACTCATGCTTCTTGTCAGACTTGTCTTGGAAGAATCCTAGTAGACTAGGTAGTCCTGAGACTAACAATCCACCTAGTGTTGAAATTAATGAAAACATACTTACTCCTTGTTTGCCAATGGGTTATCTAAAGCTCTTTTAATCTTGCTGTCAGTCTCTCTACGCATCTCACGAAGGTCTTTGTCAACATCACGAGACAACTGCTTACCGTCTCTCTCAACCTGCTCTACTACCTTCTCTAGGCGACGAACATCATTCTTGATGTCATTCTTGATGTCTCTGGTGTAGTCGTTCACCTTAGCTGTAGACTCTTCTAACAAAGCTATCTTCTTATCGTAGTCAGTAAAGTCTGGGCTGACATAGCTCTTGATGGCAGAACGCATAGACATATAGTCATTGTAGACTTCAAAAGCACCCCAGAAAGCACCACCGACTACAGGTGCAATAGCGATAATCATCACCATGAGTTTATTAGTCAGTTTAAAGCTGAATCCAGCTACGCTAATCTCTTTTTCTGTACTGCTCATCTACCATCTCCTCGTGTGTTTTCTGACTTCCCATTATCAGAGCGTAGTAGCTCCTGTTATTATCTTGTATTGGTTTCTTAACCATATTCCTAAACAGCATATCGACAATCATCAATGGCTGTGTCTGCACAGGAACATCCACCATCACTGGTGCTGTCTGCGTGACTTCATTCTTAGCTTCAGCTCTAGTCTGCTTTGCCACTTGTTTAGTTTCCGTTTTCTTCTCAGCCTTTGGTTCTGCTTGGGCAGTTTGAGTTGTAGATTGCGTATTATTTTGTTGAACTGATACGGTAGCATTGACTGGTCTCGTTATGACTTCGTTGACAATTGGGTCAGACACGACAGGAGTTTCAACGCTAACTGTGCCTGTTGTACTGACTTGAAGTATTGGTGCTGAAACAACTGTCCTTGGTGTTGACACAATGTTAGCAAGTGCATAAGCTTCTGCGTATCCACTACATCTTCTGTCATACAGCGGATTAATGCTGCATTGTTGATTGAAATAAGCTTGAGTGTATCCTGGACAGCTTGGGTCATAGAGAGCATTTAATCCACATTGTTGTGTTAAATAAGCTTGAGCGTACCCTACACAGCTAGGACTAAACAGAGGGTCTACTAAGCACCTATCACCAGTAGAATGTGTAATATACGACACATTTTCTGTTCTATTAAACCCTGCACCATTGTAGTGCAAGGTGTACTGGTTCAGTGAACTATCCCCAGTCATACCCATTGTTACTGTTCGCCAAGGCTCTAGGTTAACCTGTTCATAGTGCATACCGATAAAGCCAGTAGGTCTAATCTCGACACCGAAAGTGTTTAAGTTATCTGGTCGACCAAACTCACTGATGTTTTCCCACTTATACCGCTGATACTGTGCAGTTCCTTCAGTTAAGAACCTACCTTGACCGTAGTTAATCAAGTCCGTCTGCAGTGGCATAATAGCAAAGCTAAACGGATGATTAGGCTGTGTTATGTCATATCCTGAACAACAGAAGTGATTTGTCGGATTGAGGAAACCAACAACACCGTTACTGAACATATAAGATTCAGTGAACACACGACCGTAGTAAGGAAAAGCAAACTGGAGTGGAACTCTAGCGTAGCCATCATCACTGATTTGATGCTGTATAACTTGGGTGTAACTTAATGTCGGTAAATATAAACAAGTTCCGACAATTAGTGACAGCAACCATTTCATCTTATCTTAGGTCGAGTCGGAATCAATGCAGTGTTGTCTAGCCAATAGTTTTTAGCTTCAACACCTACTTTACCTTCTACTGGACAGAATGTACCAGCATCCCACATAGCCCACCAAATAGCAGCATCTTGGCACATCACTGACACAGCAGCAGTCTTCATCTGCATATTGAATAGTGACTCAGCTTTAATAATCATTTCACAGTTAGAATCTCTTACAGTAGTTCCCATAGAGATACCAAAGATTTGAGTCTGCACCGCTGCAGCCACACCGCTACTACACATCTTGTTATTGATGGTAGTAATAGACGGTGAGATAGCTGACGGAGGGGGAGACTCTACCTTGGTCTTACTGTTAGATGTAGAATCAGTAACTATCGTCTGTGCGTGTACTGGAACATAGCTTACACAGATAAGCACTAAGCCTATCCAAAGGTATAGTAAAGCTCTCATTATTGTCCTAATTCTTGTTCTAGCTTACGCAACTCTTCTTGTTCTGCAGGTGTTAAGCCAACAGGTGCTTTACTTGTTGTATTGCTTTCAGTTTCTAGTAAATCTTGAGAAGTGATGCCAGCCTTTTCAAAAGCCTGAATAGCCTTTAAGAACAAAGGACCTGTAACAGCCTGTCCACTTTCTTGCTGTTTTAATAAACTTAATGCAGCATTAGTTGATTTAGGGTCTGTTATAGACTTAGCAATAAATCTTGGACCAAATATCATTGTTCCTGCAGCAACAGCAGACCAACCAGGATTGTCAGCAGCTACTTTCTGAGCATCTGGATTTAACAACACGACAGCACCAGCACCAAGTGTACCGATAGCTTGAGCTTGTTGAGCTGCAAAGAACAAAGGTGCATCCGCTGTCGGTTTCACATTAGACAACTCAGCTGCTTTTAACAAACGCTTAACATTGTTTTGTTGGTCTTCTGTTAAAACACTCTTAAATGTACGACGGATAGTTTCATCACTGTCAATCTTTTGCCCTAAACCAGCTAAAGAACCTTCTGATTTTAACAAGTTCTCAACATATCCACGACGCACTGAATCAATTGTACTCTGTACATCTAGTTCTTTATTCAGTTGTTTGGCTCTTGATAAAGACTGTTGCATCTCTTTAAATGCTGTTACATTGCCTGATGCAAAGATATTCTTACCAACAAACTCAGGGTCTTTAGTCAATAGTTTAGCTGTTGTGTCTGTGTACAAATCATTAATACTGTTTCTGTAAAGACCAGAATAGAACTTGTACTGCTCAGACAATGTTTTGCTAGTGTCTTCTGCTAGTCTACCTTCAAAGTTAATTGCAGAGCCTTTTAACTTATTACCGACTGCATCCATCTGCTTCTCTAAATTAGATACAAAAGATGTCATCTGTGCTGTTAGTGCAGAATCAGGCTCAGAAGATTTCTTTAAATCTCTTAACTTTGTTTTAAAGCTAGATAAAATATCGTGAGCAACACTAAAGTCTACTTTTTCAGGAGCTTCTGAGATTCTGCTTAATAATGCTTGTTCAGTAGCATTAATTGTTAAACCACCTGCTTTTTCAGCTCTATTAAGAATCTGATTAGCTTGATTCTGTAAAGGAACTAAATCAACAGGAACAGTTTGTAATTGTTTTAGTGTTTCGTAATATGGACGAACAGTGTTCTTTAGTGCTGTGTCACCTGCTGTGATAGCATTAGCGAATGACTCGCCAGTGGCAACACTGTCGTATACACTAGTAGTAATGTTATCTAATATCTTTGTCTTAGCTGTTTGAAGTGCTGTGTCTGTTGCTTTTTCAGCAGCCATCATTACAGGCTTTCCTGTGAAAGAACCACGAGCAATAGA